ATAGATATAAAGCATAAGTCTTATAATCAACATATTTATTTACAGCTATGTCAGAGCTTCCTGCACTAGGCATAGTGCATAGCAGTATCCCAATAGCAACTGCTAGCACCCCACGCGCTGCACCCCAAGGGGCGCGCGGTGAGCCGTTGATCGGCTCTGCTGCAAGTAGCGTACCATCGGTGTCAAATTCATTTACATAAGTGCTGGTCAGAGCGGTGTTTCGCTTCATTGCGACTCCAATTCATTACCCTGTGGATAACTATTTATCTGTCTTGTAAAACCCTTTACCCTTAAAATGCACAGCTGTAGCACTAAAACCTTTAACCATTGGTGCATTGCATAGTTGACATGGCACTATTGGTCTACTGTCGAATCCATGAGTGACTTCCTGAGATAGATTGCAGGATTGGCATCGGTAGTCGTAGGCTGGCAAGTTAAGCATCTCCTGATCATATAAGACCCACATCCAGAGCAACGGTCGATGTCTGCCTCTGTGGGTTGATTGTCTAAGTGACCGTATTTTAATATGAGTAGTGACAACAGATCCTCTAAGCGGATAATCGCGGCATATTCACGCGCATCCTCACCCTGTCCGTTGAGTCTAATAACTCCAAAGCCTAATTCCCCCGAAATGGCTGTGCGAGCTTTCAATTGTTTAATGTATGCAAGTGGTTGAAATCCAGCGCGGGCTTTGACTTCAACATCAAACGGTACATTGACAATATCCTTGCCACTACCCCTTCCCACACATGCGCCATGCCACCAAGTCGATAGGTACTCAGCTACTACGCGCTCTGTACGGAAACCTCTATGCTTTCTTGCTTGACTAGCCATGAGCCATATAGCCCATTGCAATGCCACCAATAAACAGAAACAATACTAAGAAGATCAGCAGCTTCTCTTTGTCATCCATTGACGGCCTTACATTTAGCACATTGCCAAGTAACGATGCCATTGACTGAGTCAGATGATATTTCTGCTAATTCACGGATTTGCACTGGCTCATTGCACAGCTGACAAGCGATGAATGCTGACATCAAGTCTAGCCATTCACCATTGATCTTAATTCCAACGCTTCCCATTTTACACCTTTACTTTCTGTGGATGCCATTTACCATCACTGCCTATGTTGTACCAAATTGCTGGACAATCAGATTTAATTCCACCTGCGTTCATTTGATTGCACTGATAACCGCCCCATGCTCTGCCGTTTTTCTCACCTTCACGCCATCTCATGTGTCCATGCTTGCATTGTGGTGCTTCTTGTGCTTCACCTGTGCCTAATATGTCTTGCACAAGATCTAGAGCTTTGTCTAGCGTTACTGGAGCATCTACGACCTTCATGTATTCATTGACAGGTGTAGTCCAGTAATCCTGCACATCTGCAACAGCAGGCTTGACAGGCTTTTGTGCAACTACTTTGCTCATCTCCTCGCGGCTAGGTCTTTTTCCCTTAGGAGCATAACCTGCATTTGCAAGTGCTCTGCCGATTGCCGAAGTCTCACAATTCTCCAGTGCTGAAGTCTGATTGACACCTCGACTAGAAACCGTCTCTTCAGCGTACCCTGTCGCCCAAGCAACGCCATCGCTAGCATCTTTGTATAGGTACGCTTTAACAATGTATCGAGAAGCCTCGACCACTTCCAACTCAGTTGCAATGCGAAACGAAGGGTAATCCTTAATAAACTTTTCAAGTCGAACCTCCACTGGTTCATAGTCGGCTAAATTAAACATAGAGTTCGTTCTCCTCTGTGGCCAGTTGCCCAGCTAGTGCGCCATAGCTGCATAGATCAATCCAGTTGTCTATGTGCTGGGCAGATTGATTAGTCCTAGCCAGTTTAACCAAGACCATGATGCCTGCGACCTGATAATCATGGATAGGCATCTCTAAGTAAGCACTCAGCAACATGGCTGTGTGTTCTAAGTTATCGGCAGGATGTCCGTACTGAAGCCCACGATCTCTAATCGTGTCGGTGGCTGTTAGTAAGATTTCATTAGCTCTCATTTATCGGCCAAGCTGCGCCCTAGATTGCGAGCCTTATGCCAGCCTTCTCTGCGACCATCCTTAAAGCCTTGTGAATACCAAAGCACATTGGAAATCAAAAGCAATCCAATCATCCCTATAATTACTACTGAGTTAATCATTAGGCACACACCTTTGCATAATCAAATGTGCGTACCCAGTTTTGAGCAGATGTCAAGCTGCTGTGATAAACCTTTGAGTGCTCATCAACAACAATAAAACCATGCTTAGCTGTAAGTTCTGCATCTATCTCAGCTGAGAACCATTGACGAGGTCCACAGTTGCTAACCATAAAACGATCATCAGAAGTCTTGTAAGACCATCCGTTAATTTTGTTAAACTTAATCATTTTTACCTCCTGTAAGAGAAGCCCTCGTTCGCTTACAGAATTAGAGTCTCACGCCCCTGTGACATGGTCAAGCACATTTGGGTAACGAAACGATAACGATTATCTGGGTCTGCCGTAGGACTTTCCAGACACAATGAATGTGCCGTCCTTCTCAATGTTGATTAAATCTACCTGAACCTTAGATCCATGCACATACATAATGGCGAAAGCTTGCTGCCAGTTCGCTACGCCCTTCGTGTAAGCAGCCTGCTTAAAGTCCATGAGATTGCCTACCTCAACACCATGCAGGACACGCCCTATACGGCCCCCAGAGGCCTCTGAAAAGGCCGAACGCCCTGCTCTGTGTGTATGTCCTGAGATAACATTCTTACCATGCCTACGAGCCGCTTCTAGGGCTGATAGACCCCCTTGTGGCTTAATAGGTGTGTGATCTCCATGCACTGCAATCCAGTTAGGAGCGATAGCCATAGGGTTCTTGTGAAAGGTAATGCCTAACTCATCGAACTTCATGAACTTCTCAAAGCGAAGCTCTGGCAATGCACCGAAGGCAGGCACTTTAGCCATGATGATGTTATATAGACGATCTGTGTGATTACTACGGATGCAATCTGTGACGCCTAAATCCCAGAGAAGCTGCACAGCCTCGTTACGATCATCATCTAGGGTCTGGGCATAACTGCCCATGCGACCTTCTTCCCACTTGCTAATCTGTGGTAGGTCAATCTCATCGCCTATTGTGACTACTTGATCTGGCTTAAACTTTGTGATGAAACTTGCAAGGTTACGGGTTGCAACCCTGTCATGGTATGGAACTTGCAGGTCCGATACGACAACGATTCGCTTAATCGTCATCCTCATCTTCGTAATCGCCAAACTTCTCAGCTTCAACTGGCTCTGGCAAAATCCAGCGAGGATAAGCCATAGGCTCAACAATGATGGCTAGTGCTAGATCGACATCAAAGCCTGCTCTGCGTAAAGCTCTATACATTTCTTGAAGGCCAATAGCCCATACATCTAACGCGCTATAGGTGTCAAGATCTATAACCCTTTTTTTTGCCATGTCAAAATTATCGCTCTAGTAAAAGATTATAAATCTCATCGACACGCCCATTGAGTCTTTTAATTTCAGACAAAAGGTGTGTAATGACAAAGCCTGATAGACCGCCAATGGTTGCCAAGGTCGCTAAATAGATCTGGAAGAAATTATCTTGCGTCACTTTTTGATTCCCATGGCTGGATCATTTGCGTTGAGGTAGCGAAGCACCGGTGGCAAAATCGATGCGATACCTGCTGCAATGAGAGCTTTAGGATCTGTGACCCCAGCTGCTGCCATAGAGATAACTGCTACCAAAAAGGCTCTAGCCCATGAACCTGCTGCTACTTTTAATTCATTCATTGACTTGCTCCTAACATAGGTACTTGAAAAAAAGCCGAATCATTGTCAGCTTCTTTTGCAAACGAGATATGGCAGTGGTGGTTGTGCTTGTTTGAACCTTCGTATGGTCGCCATTCCCAAGACTTTTTGTCTGAGGCGATACGACCATCAAAGATAATGTAGGTAATGCGTTTTTCTTTTTTAGACTTGCATAGGAGACGAATCTGATCTGCAAGATCTGGCATGAGGTCTGGCTTAGCCCTACCACTGAGATCACGATCAACATCGATGGCACGAACCCAGCCATCAACATCGGGATTATGATCGCTAGGGCGAGCTGCGTGTCGGGTATCACCGATCCAGCCATCCGATGTGCGGTCACGACTTGGGTAGGTATCATCAAACTGTTCCCTTAATTGGATAGCAGCCTTTGAGAGTTTAGGCTTCATCCAAGTAAGAGAGTTGCTTCTTCTGCTGTGATGCCTAGTCTTTCTAGGAGTGCAGCCTTGTCAGCAGCCTTAGTTGCCTTGTCTGCGTTTTCTGCTGCCTTCTGATCTGCATAAGCATTAGCATCTGCTGTGCGCTGTGCTACTTCTTCTGCTGTCAATTCGATCTCTGAGACTTCCCCAGTAGAGCAATCAACTACGATCTTTGTGTCTGCCATGTTGTCTCCTTATGATTTCGATACGCCGTAAAGCGTTGCTGTTGAGTATTGCACGAAAGATGAATTGCATTGAAAATTGAGTCTATTGATTGCTGTGGTTTGAGACCAGAGTGCAGCAATCAAATCTGCAAACGCTTGAGTAGCGTTGTTTTCTGTCACATTGTCAATAGACATTGACTTATTAGTTGAACCTGCATAGTTTGGAATATAAATTTCAGTATTAGCAAAAGTGTTTGAGGTTTGACTTGATCCATCAATTGGAAAGAAAATTGATGATTGGCTATCACTTGAAGCAGCCGAGCCGCTGCCCTCTAACCTGCGCATAGTTTGATTTGTTTGAGTTGTACCGTTCACACATACATATAATGAACCACTTGCAGCTAAGTCTCTTGCACTTATTTTCACGCATAAATCCGTGTAAGTGCTAGGGATAGAGCTAAAGTCAATACTTGATGCACCAAGTACCCCAACAGATACAGAGGCTATTTTAGTAAATGTAGTACCCATTATGCCGCCTTAATTCCATAGAGAGTAAAGATTGAACCTGCGGCAAAATTAACCCCGCTGTTAGTAAATAGGGCAATGCTAGTAATTGCAGCTGTGTTGCGCCATAGATTGACAATAGCCTCTGTTGCATAAAGCGTAGTGTTAGATCTGGCAAGCACTGTTTTGTAAGTAGTTGAGTTGCTGTAATTCATAAACTGAGCGATGGTTGCGTTAGCACCCAATGTAGTTGTTAGTCCAGTTGAGTTAGAGATACGCCCCTGAGTAGAGCTTGATGCTCTTTCAGAAGTTCCAGTCGTTCCGTTACCAATGAGCAAGGTTCTAGAGTAGTTAGTTCCTGTATCGCCATTAAGTTGGAAACTGATAGTTGGCTCTCCTGATGCAGATGCAGCAGTTGCTACTAAGACTAGATCTGTGTAAGTGCCTGAAATGCTAGAGAAGGTAACAGTCGCTTGGGCACTGCCTAAAGTCTGTGTAGCGATTGGCTCGTATGTTGATGCCATGATTACCCCTTAATTCCGTATAGGGCTGCGGTTGAATACTGAGGAAAAGTGCTGGAAATTGGATAGAGTTTGATTGAAGTAATTGCTGCTGTGCTTTGCCACAATGAACTGCTTAAAGCGAGATAGCCTGAACCATTGGCATCGTAACCAGCCAAAGCCCTAAGAGTTTTGTATTTATTAGTATCGTCATAATCTAATACATCTACAACGGCAACGCCAAAAGTATTAGATGTTGTAGGTAAAGTATTAACGCCAATAGCACCAAAAGCAATAGATGAACTTGCTCCTGCTCCTGCTGATGAACCTGAACCAAAGAGATAGTGGCGAGTGTAATTACTTCCTGTGTCACCATTAAATTGGATGCGTAAATCATCAGCACCACCTGAAGTCATAGCACCCATAAATCTAATTTGTAAATGCTGATAAGTGCTAGGAATAGAAGTAAAATCGATGCTAGATGCAGCACTACTTAGAGTTACAGTGGCAATAGACTCATAAGAGTTATTAGCCGCGGCTGCACCACCACTAGAGGCAATGATCCCAACAAGAGAATTGAGCATTAGGCAATGCCACCAACTACGATCCATGAGTTAGCAGCGATTTTAATGCAAGCTGCTGACTTGTAACGAGCAAGAACTGGAGCAGCCGCAGTAGCACCTGCGCTAACTACTGTAGTTGTGCCTGATGTAACTGCCTGAATGGTCGTAACGCCTACACCTTTTTGATAAACCACCAAAGTTGTGCCTGTAGGGAAAGCGTATGTCGCATCTGTAGGGATGCTAAAAGTGTTGGCTGAGGCATTGTCCATTGTGACAATAGCGTTGAGTCCATCTGCCTTGACTGCTGTGTAAGTAGTGCCAGTCTGTGCATTGACGGTCAAGCCAGCAAACTTGGTGTCGATGTCCTGACCAAGCTCTGCGATAGCAGTCGCGCCATTCTTAACTAGGTCGCTTGACTGTGGGATGTCAAAACCAAAGTTTGTTGTTGTAGTTGCCATTAGGTTAGTGCTCCAGTCGCGTTAGTCCAGATAAGTGTAGCATTTACGCCTGTCCAAACGAGCGAGGCAGGCAATACTGTTTCCCATTGTGTGGTAGATAGTGAGAAGTCCGTAGCTGAGATGTAAAGGGTAATCTCGGTAAAACTAGGGGTAGCGCGTAGAGCTACATTCTCGACAAAGCCATCAAAAAATCCACCAAACAAGTTAGTCGGTAGGTTCTGGATCAGAACAGGCTGACCAAAAAACACGCCAATCAAAGAGTTACGCATAGCATCTGGCATGTCTGGATTGTCTAGTCTGAAAGTAATTGCTCCCAATGAAGCTCTAGGGTTCTTGCGAAGGTTTAACTCTCTAGAGGCGATGTCAGTGATGTCTGCAAGGTTCTTGATGTTAGAGTCAACTGAACGCTCAAACAGGCCGTAAGAGGCTATAGAGTCGCTATCAGAGGTACTGTAGGTACTGCCATAGCCTGTGGAGTAGCGGTAGATAAGGCTGTTACGGATGCGAGCAGTCTGAGTTGTTGAGGTGATAGAACTTGGTGTTGCATACGAGCCATCGAGGTTAGTAAAGCCATTTGTTGCAAGGTAGTTAGATCTGTGGTCTGCATCGTCATAAGAGACATCTCCATCCTTTTCCTCATAGAGAGTGCCTAATGCGCTAGTAGCAATCTGATCCGCAAGGGTCTGAGACTTGGCAGTGGCACTAGCTGCGACAGCAATCATTGTGTAGAAGCCTGAGTCAATTGTGCCAATGTAACTTTCAGCATTTGCCCATGTCTGGGTTGCAGGATAAGTAGCCCATGTAACTGTCGGGGTCACTTCTGCCCATGAAAGGTTAAGAGCGTTGCCTAGAATGGCTGCAATCTGTGCTCCGTCTAAACCTTCTGCAAGAGCAGTGTTATAGACCGCCTTAGTCAGTTTAGCCAATGAGCCAATGCCTAGGATCTTGCCAGTAGTGATGTAGCCA